AGTTCGTCGACGTGCCCGAGTACGCCGCGCTGGTGTTGCGGCGTACGAGCAAGCAGCTGAACCTCGCGGGCAGCATCCTCGACCGCGCCCACCTGTGGCTACGACGGCTGCGGTACGTCGAAGACGATGACGGTGTGCTGCGCCTGTCACCCGGCCAGGTGCCCACCGACGCGCGTGCGAACCTCTCGAAGGAAGCGCAGCCCGGTGATGGCAAGAGCCTCGAAGCGTGGGGCATGTGTCACTGGAGCGCCGGCCTCATGCGCTACGAGTTCCCAAGCAGCGCCACCATCACATTCGGACACCTGCAGACCGAAGAAGACCGCCACCGCTACGACGGCCCCGAGTTCCAGACCATCATCTTCGACGAACTGGTGCACTTCGACGAATCGCAATACACCTGGCTGAACACTCGCCTGCGCAAACCACCACCCCCCGCCGATGACGTCGAGCGCGAAGCGGCGCTGAAGACCGCTGCGGAGACGGGCGCGTTGGAACGGTGGATGATTCCGCTGCGCATGCGCTCCGGTTCCAACCCGGGCGGCCGTGGACACAAATGGGTGAAGAAGCGCTTTATCGGCGACCCGCCGCGCCACATCCGTCCGAGCGAGCGCGCCGCCCGGTTCATCCCCGCCCGGCTCGAGGACAATCCCAGCCTCGACATGGCATCCTACGAAGCGCAGCTCGCGAAAACAGACCCCGTGTCGTATCGCCGGATGCGCCTCGGCAGCTGGGAGGACGTCAAGAAGGGCGAGTACTTCCAGCGCGACTGGTACTACGAAGTGGACGAGTGGGAGACCCGCAACACCGACTGGGCAGCCGGCCCCGTCAGGTATTGGGATCTCGCCGCGTCCGAGGACGAACGCGCCGACTGGGCGGTCGGTGCGAAGGTCGCATTCGACGGATTCAACTGGTACATCCTCGACATCATCCGCGTGCAATACGAACCCGCGATGGTGGAGAAAGCGATCAAGCAGGCCGCCGCAATGGACGGACCCGGCACGCAGATCTGGATTGAGCAGGAGCCCGGCGCGTCCGGCAAGATGGTCGTCAACAGCTTCGTCCGCAGCATCCCCGGCCGCGTCGTGCAGGGACACCGCCCCACCGGGTCGAAGCTGACACGGGCAAAGATCGTGTCCGCGAAAGCCCGCCAGAAGATGATCCGCGTTGTGATCGCGCCGTGGAACGAAGCGTATTACAACGAAGCGGAGGACTTCACCGGCATCGAAGGCGAGGATGACCACGACGATCAGGTCGATGCGGTGTCGGGCGCGTTCGACAGACTGGGTGCTGGAGGCACCGCGGAATCCGAAGACTCAACCATGCCAGATGGTGACGAGTTCGACGATGACGACGACAGCGACGACTGGTAGAGGACGGCAGCATGGCAGCAGCAGACGAGGCCACCACGCCCGGCGAGTTCATCCCCGACCTCGACCTCGCAACGAAGGACCACCTCGATGCGATCGTCTCCGAGCTCGACACCCGCCGCGTGGATTACACCCGCTGCCGCGATTACTACGAAGGCCGCCAACGCGTACGCCTCACCGCCCGAGCCAAGAAGTACCTCATGCGCAGCGGTCTGCCCTATGCGCACAATCTGATGGAGCGCGTGGTCGACACGCTCGTCGACCGGTTGGAGATCGCCAGCGTCGCGGTGCGCGTGACCTTCCCGAAGGATGCGCTTCCCGAGGCGCCCAAGGCCGGCGTCGTGCTGCCGGCGACCGCCGCATCGCCACCTGCGGTCGACCTGGCTGCGGACCCCGAGAAGGCGCACGAGCAGCGCGAGGCCGACGCCTCCAGCATCGCCACCGAATGGCTGAACACCCGCCTAGCGGACATCGGCTTCGACGAACTGTCCACGATCGTGCACCACGAAGCGGTCACCAGCGGCGACGCCTACCCCGCCGTGACATTCGACCACGACGAGGGCGCACCCTGCATGACCTACGCCCTGCCCGACAACTGCGTGCCGTTCTACGCCGACGGCGACCCACTCGAACTTGAATCCGTCGCACAGGTCACGAAAACGACCATCGACCACGCCGAGTGGCGCTTCGTGACGATCTACACCGAGGACGCCGTCACGAAATACGCGAAATCAGCAGGCACATGGGGACGCTGGGTCGACACCGCCGACAACAACGCGTGGCCGCTGCCGTGGGTGAACGCCGACGGCACCCCCCGCGGTGTGCCCTACGGTCACCTGCGCAACAAGAACCACGGGCGGCGCTACGGCACCAGCGAGATTCGCCTCGCCATCCCACAGCAGGACGCACTCAACAAGCGCATGATCGACCTCGACCTGATCAGCGACAACCAGGGGTATCAGCAGCGCTGGGCGACGGGCATCGAGAACTCGCAGACGCTGCGGAACTTCCCGGGCAGCCTGTGGCGCACCGCCAACAAGGACGCTCGCTTCGGATTCTTCCCACCCGGCGACCTCACCGGCGTATTGGGCGCGATCGACACCGGCGTGCAGCACCTCGCCGCGACCACCGCCACCCCGCTGCACGAGCTGACCACCACGGGCACGCCACCATCGGGGGAGTCCAAGAAAACAGCGGACACGCCACTGGTCAAGAAGGCCAAGAATCGCATGATGACGTTCGGCAGGCAGTGGAAGCGCCTGCTGCAGATGATGGTGCAGATGGCCATCGACCACGGCCTGATCCTGATCGATGGTATCGCCGACGCGCGCATCGAGATCGACATCGAATGGGAGAACCCCGAACCCCGCAACGACCTCGAACACTTCCAGCTGCAGCTGATCAAGCAACAGCTGGGCGTGTCGCAGCACACGACGCTGCTGGAGGACGACTACGACCCCGACCGCGAAGCCGAGTACCGCGCGCAGGAGTCGACCGGGCGCACGGCGGCGATGGTCGCGGCGATGCGCGCCGGCAACGACCTCGGCGGACTGCCAGCATGACGCTGCAGGGACTGTGCCTGATCGCCGCTCTCTGCCTGCTGGCACTCGCGGGCGCCGCGTCGTGGCTGCTGCTCGCCATCGCTGAACACCGCCGCGCGCAGGCCGCGAGCATCCTGCAGCACTGCGGCCTCCTCGAGCGAGACGACGAGGAGTGACCCGCCGCGTCCTGTCCGCGCGCGAGCGCGCAGCGAAGCGCTTCCGCGCCGACCTCCTGCGCCAAGAGTCCACGACGATGGCCGCGCTGGCGAAGAGCTATCGCACGAGCCTCGCAGTCATCGATCGGCAACTGGCGAAGCTGACGCAGCAGATCGAGGACGCCGCCCGCGCAGGGCTGCCCGTGTCGAGCTCGTGGCTGTGGCAGGAGCAGCGCCTGCAATCGCTGCACACGCAGGCGATGATGCAGCTGGCGAAGGCGGGCGCGCAGGCCGCGAACCTCATCGAACAAGCACAGCTCGACGCCATCGCCGCTGCGTCGGACGGTGCGGACGCGATGATCCGCGCCGCCTATGCGAACGGCCCAGCGACCATTCAACCGGACGTGCTCGCCGCGCGTATCCCCACTGCGATCGTCGAGCGCGTGGTCGCCGCGGTGCAACCCAAGACGCCGCTGCAGACGCTCATCGCGTCGATCTCAGCCGACAACGCGCAGGCGGCGCTCGACCATCTGACCACCGGCGTGACCTTGGGTGAGAACCCCCGCAAGATCGCAGCGAAGATGCGCGCCGAACTGGGCAACACGCAGTGGCAGGCCGAGCGCATCGCCCGCACCGAAGTCATCCGCGCCGCGAACCTCGCGAGCCTCGACCGGTACAACGATTCGCCGCTGGTCGAAGGGTGGGAATGGCTCGCCGCGGACGGGTGTTGCATCGCGTGCCTGGCTATGCAGGGCACCCAGCACGACCTATCCGAGACATTGGATAGTCATCCGAATTGCAGGTGCTGCATGGTGCCGATCGTCACCAGCTGGAGCGATCTGGGCTATACCGGCATCGCCGATGACGAGGCGCTTGCCACGGGCGAGGAACTGCTCGCGGATATGAGCGACGAGGACATCGCTGCCGCGTATGGCCCGGGCGTCGCCGATGCGCTGACCAGCGGCCGAGCGACGCTGCAGGATTTCGTGACCACGAAAACCGACCCCAACTGGGGGCCGATGAAAGTTCGAGTCCCACTGAAAACCGTACTGGCAAAAGCCGGATAGGAGCAACACCCGTGTCTACGACGCTTCCGATCGACAAACTGACCAACAAGGAACTGGTCGCGCTCGGCAAATCGCTGGGCGTGAAGAACCTGCCTGACTCGCCGAAGTCGCTGATCATCGACGCGCTCGTCGCTGGTGGTGTCACTGATGACCAGTTCGCCGTCGAACTCGTCAAGCAGGGCCACATCGATTCAGTGCCCAACGCGCTGCCAGCGCCGCAGGAGAACGCCAGCGACGCGCCGGCAGCGCCCACCGGTGACGCACCGACCGGCACTACCGAGGAACCACCCGCAGCGCCGACCACGCCCACGCCCGCCATCGACGAGGAGGACGACGACCCGTTCGTCACCGAAGGCAACGGCGCACCGGTCGCAGAAGCCGCGCCGCTGCCAGTGCTCGAAGCGCGCCACCTCGCGAAGCTGAAAGACCTCGGATGCCGCATCCGCAAGATCACGCGCCACACCCACCCGAACGGTGAGAACCCCGGAACATGGTGGTGTCCATTCACCGACTCGTCGAAGCTCATCGCCAACGACGAGCAGGGCGATCAGATG